TCGATGGATTCGCTGTCACGAACCCCCGATTTTAAATATCGAGTAGGCATTTTTTTCCTTCGCTGTCCTCCTGAGACAAAGAAACAAACGGCAGGCGGGGAGGCTCGCTTTTCGACAAGGGGATCAATCCGTGTCTATCCGTGTTTCAAATCATTATACTGGTTTCTTCTGCTTTTCAATTGATTCGGCTAAGAATTGGCGTAACCATTTAGTCCCTCCCAGTCGTTTAAACTCATTCCACTCATTTAAGGTGGCTCGTACAGCAATGGTCTTGCCGCTTTTGGTCATTTCAGTTTTAGGTCTTGGCATAGAGCGTGGATTGTGTAGTGTTAAACAAATACCACAATTAGGGTTTATCCTAGTGTACAACACTAAGAAGCGTGTAACACTACAGGCTCTTTACCAACACATTGAAAGGCTTCAACATGGAATTCGATATAGATTTTTGCGATCTTGAGTTAGACATCAAGACTTGGGTCGAATGGGAATATGACCCTGAATATGCTCCTGAAGATGGAGTCTACGATAAATACATTTGGACAGCTTACTTAGAAGTAGGTTATACAAGAATTGATATAACCGATCAACTCTCTGCCAAGGAGTGCAAATCAATTGAAAAGAAGATTGAGGAGTCTATCGATGACAGCCTTTAATAAAGCCAAATGGGAAGCCTACCAATGGCTAAATGATGATGACATCATGGATGCCATCCAAGGCTCTGTAGCTATCCCTCTCGCCATTAAATCAGGAGACTGGGAGTATGCCTTCCAATTCATCAAAGAACGCATTGACAACAAGATGCAGCGCAGGGCTGAGTTTTACTTGTACAGCATGACAAAGACTGCATCAATTAATGATGACGATGAACTACGCACCTTGCGTACCCTTTGGTTGAAAAACGAGTACAGGGGAGAGAAAGATGAAACTTAAAAACACCATTGCAACAATCTTAGAGGAAAGCCAAGATGAATATTTTTGCCAGTTTTGCACGAAACCTAAAGTTGCGACTCTTCCGATTTGCTCCTGCTCAGGCAATTGGTTCAGACTTTCCGACTTTGACTTTGATACCCAATTCTCCATTGCCCAACAAATCTTTAACTCACAGAAAGGTGTACCCAACAAAGAGAGTGACTGACCCTGAGTTTGTATATACAGACTCAACCAAAACAAACATTTTTAAAACATTTCAAAAGTTTAAACAGGAGTGAATATGAAAGAACAAAGCAAAGAAAATCTAGAGGTATATGTAAAGTTGGCTGTGGCACGATCAAAGCTACGATCAAAGGTTCTTAAGAAGTCAGGACAAAATAAGTTTGCTGGATACAACTACTTTGAACTTGGCGACTTCCTACACCCAATCATGGAGATATTTGATGAAGTTGGCTTGATCGGCATAGTGTCGTTTACTAAAGAACAAGCTGAACTTCGCATTGTAGATACCGAAATTGGAGGTGAGATTGTGATTACTTCACCTTTTGGGTCTGCGGCTCTCAAAGGTTGCCATGAAGTGCAAAACATTGGGGCAGTTGAAACCTACCAAAGACGCTATCTTTGGGTGACAGCAATGGAGATTGTTGAGCATGATGCCCTTGATTCAACAACAGGGTCAGGCAACATTGAAACAGTAGATGTAGGCTTGATGATTGACCACTTGGCGGCTATTGAAGCTGCATCAACTTTAGAGGAACTCAAGAATGTATACGGCACTGCTTACGCTGCTTGCGATGGTGATAAGGGCTGGCAAAAGAAAGTGATTGATGCCAAAGAAAAGCGTAAAGGAGCATTGAAATGAGTGAAGTAGAACAAGGCTCTCCCGAATGGTTTGCACAGCGTTGTGGCAAAGCCACTGCCTCTCGTATCTCTGACATTGTTGCCAAAACAAAGACAGGCTACAGCACCAGCAGGGCTAACTACATGGCTCAACTGGTAGTCGAGCGTATGACAAACCAAGTGGCAGAGTCATACACCAATGCGGCTATGGAGTGGGGAATCGAGCAGGAAGTTTTTGCTCGTGCCGCATACGAGGCTAAAACAGGCAATATGGTAGATCAGGTAGGTGCTATTGACCATCCACGCATTACCCTGTCTGCTGCCTCTCCTGATGGCTTGGTGGGCGATGATGGGTGCTTAGAGATCAAGTGTCCCAACACTGCTACTCACATTGACACAATCCTTGGCGATGAGCCAGCAAAGAAGTATTACGACCAAATGCAATGGCAGATGGCGTGTGCGAACAGAAGTTGGTGCGACTTTGTGAGTTTCGACCCACGAATGCCCGAACACCTACAACTGTTCATCAAAAGAATCGAGCGCAATGATATGTATATTGCAGAACTCGAACAAGAGGTTATCCAGTTCCTTTCAGAAGTGGATGACAAAGTTAAAAAACTCAATGAAATAAAGGTTTAAACATGAAAGATGCTTTTTTTAGATTACCGCAGATTATTGGAGATGCTAAAGCCAATCCACCAATTCCAGCCCTTATTCCTGTTTCCAAAACAACTTGGTATGCGGGTATTAACAGCGGAATTTTTCCAAAAGGCATAAAGTTATCTCCAAGAGTTTGCGTTTGGAGAGAATCTGACATTCAAAATGTAATTAAAAATTTTGAACAAAATAACACAACAAGTAATGTCGTAAATTTCAAAAAAATGAAGGTGTAAATATGGAACAGCGTGATAACTCAGGTGTATTGTTTAAGAACGACAAGAAAGAATCAGGCAACCAACCTGACTACAAGGGCAACATCACAGTTGATGGTCAACCCTATTGGCTATCGGCTTGGATTAAAGATGGGAAAACAGGCAAATTTATGGGTCTTGCGGTAAGCCCTAAAGAAGAAGCCAACACTTCCTCACCAAAGAAGAAGTCTTCCATTGAAGACATGGATGAAGACCTGCCTTTCTGATGTAAACCAACGGGGAAAACGTAAGTGAGTACCCACTAACTTGATAGGAGTGAATATGATCCATTACCATGGACTTCCAATAACACCAACGCCTGTTGCTAACTATGCAGTTCAAGCTGGTCATGCGTTTGTTTCGTATGCCCATCCTGAGCAGATAGCAACCGCTATTGATGTAGCTCAGTCTTTTGCTATTGATAATGGGGCATTTAGCGCATGGAAATCAGGTGAGCCAGTAACAGATTGGCAACCCTTTTATGAATGGGCATTAAATCTCAAAAAAGTACCCTCCTGCGACTTTGCTGTTTTGCCTGATGTTATTGATGGCACAGAAGAAGATAACGATGCCTTGTTGCGTGATAACCCATTGCCGTTGTGGTTTGGCGCACCTGTTTGGCATATGCACGAATCCCTTGAGAGACTTGAACAATTAGCCAACACCTATGTTCGGGTTTGCATTGGTAGTTCAGGTGAATACGCAACCATAGGAACTTTTCAATGGTGGTCAAAGATGGGTCAAGCCATGCGGGTAATCTGTGATGATTTAGGCAGACCATCTTGCAAATTGCATGGATTGAGGATGTTAGACCCTGCAATATTTACAAAACTGCCATTTTGCTCTGCTGATTCCACAAACATTGCTAGAAATGTTGGTATGGATGGTAAATGGAGAAGCGGAAATTATCCCCCACCAACAAAAGAGGCAAGAGCGCAAGTCATGAGAAGTAGGATTGAGGCACACAATGCCCCGCCAGTTTGGGGTTTTCATCAAGTTGAACAAGGAGTATTACTATGATTTATGCAGGAATTTACATTGCCGCATTGGTTGCCGCCAACCTTTTGGTCGCTTGGTTAGGGGTTTGGTTTAGTCTAGTCAATGCCTTTGTCTTGATTGGATTGGACTTATCTCTGCGAGACAAACTGCATGATTTATGGCAAGGCGACAAATTGCCCATAAAAATGGGCGGTTTGATTGCAACGGCAAGCATTGTTTCTTATGCCATAAATCCAGCCACAGGCATGATTGCATTTGCTTCCTTGGCGGCTTTCAGCTTATCAATGGTAGCTGATTCACTGGTCTACCAATACCTCAAGCATAAAGAATGGATGATTCGTGTTAATGGGTCAAATGTTGCTGGCTCTGCTGTTGATTCAGTAGTTTTCCCAACAATAGCTTTTGGTGGGTTGATGCCTGAAATTGTCGCATTGCAATTTGTAGCAAAAGTTGGTGGTGGTTTTGTTTGGAGTAAATTTTTAAATAGGAGTTGATATGAGTTTAGATGACACACATTTTGGTGGCGGTGTAAAGAAGTTCTTTGACTTGCCAATATTCAATCGGGTAAGGAATTCCGACCCAGTAACCAGCCATGAAGCTGCTGATGCCGCCAAGGACTTAGCTGCCAAGCATTTCAGTGTCATTGTGGACTGTTTAAAGGCTCATGGAGCGCTTGGAAAAGATGGGATAGCTAGACATAGCGGGTTAGAGAGAAGTCAAGTCTCACGCCGTTTAAACGAGCTGGAGAAAATGAATCTAATCCAGTTGACAGGCAGAACAGTCAAGTCTTCAGCAGGGCGTAATGAACGTGAGTGGAGGGCAGTCTAATGTGGGATGTTCTTGTAACTTTTATGCTGATGCTGTTTGGCGCATTTGTGGTGGTTGTCTTTGGTGCAATCCTGATTTGGACACTTTATTTGCTACAAAACGAGGCTGATAATGACTGAAGAAGATGAAGCATTCAACGACATTGAGCGACAAGCCAACCAGCGTAAGGAATCTGTCAAAGCAAACTTTCTACAGCCCAAGTCTGCACAAGAGTTCTACGATGAACTACGCAATAACGTCATTGAAGAAGTGGCTAGAGAGATTAGGAAGCTAACTGGCTTTGGTAAAGACACCATAGATGGTTTAGCTATTTACATTGAGGGAATGAAGAAATGAGTAAAGAAAAGAGCGTATTTGATTGGAGAGGCGAGCCTAGTATTTGGCTAAAAGACAAACAGCTAAAACAGATTGCAGCAGGTCAGATACTTGGTAAAAATGCTAGGCAACGAGAAGCCTTGAAAGAAAATAAGGAATTCTTCATTTATTCAAAAGCTAAACTAAGTAAATGATTCGTAAGAT